ATATGAGGGAAGATGCAACAATGCATCATCCAGAGTCCTTTGGTTTCTCTAGCATCCACAACATCAACGTGAGCACGGCGATAAGACCCACTGGTCCAAACACGATTAACCCAACCAGGCTGATTAAAGCGATCCATGCCCGGTTCAAAGATTTCTGTTCCTGTTTCATTAAAACTGCTTTCTAAAAGATGCTGAACTTCAATCAGCGTGTCCCATACTTTACTCATAGTGTGGAACTATATCCATCATTTGATCAAAGAATTTTGCCGCAAAATCAAAACATACTCTTGCTTCATCTGCTAGACTATCATCTAGTTTTGCACGAATTGCTTCTTTGATCTTTTCAGGTTCGTCTCCAAACTGATAGTATTTGCCACTGCCTGGAACTCTTTTAGCAATCATTTGACCGCCTGATAAATCTCCCATGTGACGTACATAAATGTGTGCCATCAACTTTTTAGGATCATCTTTGATGCTGAGAATATATTTGATATATTCATCCACTACCGGACACATTTTTGGTTCTTCAGGATTGTCTGAGCCCCATAGTTCTATGAAGTCAGATAAAATTGCAGGTGCTCTGCGTATCTCTGGTAGACCGGAAAGTAATCCATGTGGCATAGCACAGACTTCTAAAATCTCATACATTGGATGTTGATTTTTTAGATATGTTGCGTATAGTTTAGGATTTACATTTCCTGAAAATAAGACTTTAACAAAAGGCCTTGTTTCTGCTCTGCGATGTTGCTCGTGTGTAAGTTCTTTTAGACTCATTCGGAATCCACTTTAATTTGTAATGGGAAGCCTGCTTGACGTGCAAGGTGTGTTGCCTCAACACCTTTCTGCTCGGCGATCTCGTAGGTATAAACACCTACTACTGCTGAACCTTCATTGTGTACAGTTAATGTAATCTGTTCAGCATTTTCTCTGGAGTGCTTAAACACAGTCATTAGTAATTCAATAACAAAGTCGATTGGAGTTTTGTTATCATTTAAAAACAATACCTTGTAACGCTTAGGTTCAGTGATATCGATTTTAATCTTTTCGTCAATTTTAATTTCGGTGTCTACAGTTGGCATATTGGCCCTCCATTCTTAATGGTATTTATTAGTGGGGGCCGGAGCCCCCGATTTTTTACTTAACTTCTTTCACTTCAATCTTACGTGGCAGAAGTGCTTCAGGAACAATGCGCTCGATTTGAATTGTAAGCACACCATCCTTAATTTCTGCTGACTTGATTTCCATGTGTTCTGCTAGAGTAAATCTACGTTCGAAATCACGGAAAGCAAGACCTCTGTGTAAGTACTCAACTTGGTATTCGCCTTCGTTAGCATTGATTGCCTTCTCGCCGCGAATAGTTAATTGATCACCTTCCACTTCTACTGCAACTTCATCTTTACCGAATCCTGCTACAGCAACAACTATATTATACTGGTTTTCTCCAGACTTTTCAATATTATATGGAGGATAGTTGTTCGAAATCTGATGTGCAAAGCGTGTTTCGAAAGTATCGAATAGATTGTCGAAACCGATTAATGCTCTGTTTAGAGCGGCTGTGTCAAAACGTGTTAATTGTGTCATTTTATATCTCCTTTAATTAAGCAAGAATTTTAGTAGGGCCCCACCCGGGCACCCTACATAACGAGTTTAGTTTGTTTCCTTAAACTCGGCATTGATTGCATCTTCCTGAACAGGTTCAAATGGCTTGTCCTGTTTGGCCTGTGCAATCGCTTGACTGGCCACTGCTAGTTCGCTAGTCTTTTGTACGATAGCGTCTTTGTCAGAACCTGTCAATTCTGTTTGAAGTGCTTTAACAGCATCTTCGATCTTTGTTTTATCTGTGTCTGAAAGTGTTGTTTCTTTCATGTCGTTTTCAACATTGTTGATCAACGCCTCGGCTGTGTTCCTAGCATCGATAAGTTCACGTGCCTTCTTATCTGATTCGGCATTAACTTCTGCATCACGAACCATTTGTTCGATCTGCTCTTTGCTTAGACCACTGTCACTCTTAATTGTGATTTGATTTTCTTTGCCGGTGTTTTTATCTTTAGCACTAATTTTCATAATGCCGTTAGCATCGATGTCAAATGTAACTTCAATCTGTGGAGTGCCACGACGTGCTGGAGCAATACCGTCTAACTTAAACTCACCCAGGAGTTTGTTGTATTGGAATAGTTCACGCTCGCCTTGTGCTACTTTGATATCAACTGCTGGTTGATTATCTTCTGCTGTGCTAAACACTTGGCTAGCCTTAGTAGGTATAGTTGTGTTCTTTTGTACAAGTTTAGTAAACACACCTCCCATAGTTTCAATGCCTAGTGACAATGGTGTTACGTCTAACAATAGAACGTCTGTACGATCACCTGCTAGTACTGAACCTTGAATAGCCGCACCAACTGCTACTGCTTCGTCTGGGTTAACGTCTTTGCGTGGAGCCTTACCGAATAGTTTTTCAACTGCTTCTTGTACCTTGGGCATACGTGTTTGCCCACCAACAAGAATAACTTCGTCAATTTCTGATGGAGTAACACCTGCATCCTTCATAGCAACCTTACATGGTTCGATACTACGTTGGATTAGTTCTTCTACCAATGCTTCTAACTTAGCACGAGTAATCTTAACATTCATGTGCTTAGGACCACTTGCGTCTGCTGTGATGTAAGGTAAGTTAACATCAGTGCTGGCACTGCTAGATAACTCAATCTTGGCTTTTTCAGCGGCTTCTTTTAGACGTTGTAAGGCCAACATGTCTTTCTTAAGGTTCATGCCTGACTCTTTCTTAAACTCGTCGACCAAGTAGTCCATAATACGTTGGTCAAAGTCTTCACCACCTAAGAATGTGTCGCCGTTAGTGCTTAGTACTTCGATTTGTTTTTCGCCATCCACGTTGGCAATTTCAATGATCGATACATCGAAAGTACCACCACCAAGGTCATAAACAGCAACTTTGCGATCTGCTTTGTCGTTTTTATCAACACCATAAGCAAGAGCTGCCGCAGTAGGCTCGTTAATAATACGCAATACTTCCAAGCCTGCGATTTTTCCAGCATCCTTAGTTGCCTGTCTTTGGCTGTCATTAAAGTATGCGGGAACTGTGATAACTGCTTGAGTAACTTTTTCACCTAAATAATCCTCTGCTGTCTTTTTCATCTTACGCAGAACTTCAGCACTAATCTGCGGAGGTGCTAATTCTTTACCCTGTGCGCGAACCCATGCATCTCCATTCTTGGATTCCATGATTTCGTAAGGCATTAGGTCAATATCTTTTTGTACAGCCTGTTCTTTGAACTTACGTCCAATAAGACGCTTGGCCGCATAGATTGTGTTTTTGGGATTTGTTACTGCTTGACGTTTAGCACTAGCACCTACAAGTACTTCGTCTGTAGAATAGGCAACAATACTAGGTGTAGTTCTTGCACCTTCGCTGTTTTCAATAACTTTGGAATTTCCTGACTCGATGACTGCTACGCATGAATTGGTAGTACCCAAGTCGATACCGATGACTTTGCTCATAACATTTCTCCTTATAATTAAGCAAGATTTTAATTGTGGGCAACTGCCCGTTTCGTAAAACCCTATTGGCGTTCTACAAAATTATTTATATCAGATTTTATCTAAATTTGGTATTTTAGACCATTTTTTTAACTTTTCGACTTTTGCCCTTTTTGCTTCGTGCAATTTGCCCCAACTGACTACTTCGTTGATCATTAGTATATCAATCATAGCCAGCATATCCCCTAGTTCTTCTTCTAGGTGCTGTCGATTGGTCTGCTCTGTTCCGTGTTTAGCATTGTCTATGCCAAAACGCCTAATTTTACTTACTGCTTGAATAACTTCTGCACACTCTTCCTGCAGAATGTCCATAACTTCGTTATTTTGTTCGTCCATTTTTAATACATTTTTTTAGGTAGTTGTTGTTTACGCAGTTCTTTTTGCCAACGATTCTTAGCCGCAGACTTTGCTCGCTTACGAGCAGTTGTTGGCTTTTCATAGAACTCGCGATCTCTTAGTTCCTGCAATAATCCGCTATCCTGTATTTTCTTTTTGAAACGGCGTAGAGCTCTTTCAACGGGTTCACCGTCTTTTACAGTAACTCCACTACCACGTAGTTGTTTATCCCTCATTATCTTCCTCTGTTAATTTTGGAAAGTCGTAAAAACGATTTTTATTTATTAAATCCCAAGGTGCTTGCATATTCGTGCATCTATAGTATGTAGTAGGAATACTCAAAATGTAAGCAAAGAACTGGCTTATACTTACAGGACTATTATCCATATCTATAAGAATAGTGTCGACGGAATTGGCTACGCTGAGTAACCATGCTATGTTGTCTTCGTCGCCTGTGTACAGATATATGTTTAAGTGTTCACTACAGTCTAAAGCATATTCCTGTACAGCGTCTTTGAGTGTGTCGCTAGGAGTAATAACTAGCATTGTTTGACTTTGATCGTATATACGATCCGGAGCGGTTATGATTTTGATTTTCTTCTTTGTATTCTCTGCCATAATGTCTCTGTGTCTTGTTCAGCGTTTTGGACGTAGGTTACTCCTTGGTCTTGGTCACTTGTTGATTCTGTTCCTTCACTATGTAGGTTGTCTTTTTTTTTGAACTGTCAGGTTCTATGACTTCTGTAAGATCGGGCTTGTATCTGTCTCCTGTTACTTCGGATATATAATCCCCAGGACGCTCGTCCAAAGTTTCCTTCCAAGGTAACTCTTCAATTACACCAGATTCTTTTAATTTTTCCTGATGCTTAATAGTGTCATCTGGATTCTGTTCCTTCCAAATGCGCTTGGCTTCTTTTTCTTTTTCAAGTTCGCGTTCTGCTTCTTCAATCATTTTATTCCATTGCTCTAGTCCAATGTCTTCAACAATGTCCTTTTCTTCTTCTGGAATATAAGATCTAGCATGTTCTACTATTTCAGCATCTTCATCGTCGGCATCTTCTACTTGATAGTTTTGGATGTCTGCGTGTTTAGGATACATCCAACCAATTGGATGCGGATCAGCACTTTCTTTAATCTGTTCGACTTGCTCTTCGACTAATGGACCATCGTCTGCTTCGTATTTAGGTTCATTCTGTGCATCAATTGGAGTTGGCACAATTGGCGCTGGCTCAGGTTCTTCCTCTTCTTGTTTCCTAAACCATTGGAAACTATATTGGCTAGCCAGCAACAAAATAACAGCCAATGGGTCAAATACTATAACAATAATAATGATTACCCAGGTAACTGCTTTTTCTAAAATCGTTTCATTTGTCTCGCCATAGACAAACGATGCGATATACTTAATTGGACCAACTTCGGCTTCGACCTTGCGTACCTCGGCGGCAATAGGCGCACGGGCATCATTAAGTTCCGCGATAGACTTCTGCGACTGTGATATTTCTGCTTGAAGTCTAGCACGTTCTTTCTGCTGGGACTTACGCAAAGCCACAGCCTTGTCGGCACCTTTTTCATCTGCTGAGCGACCCAATACTTGGTCCACTCCTTCATCCATCTGTTTAAGTGCTTTACGGTTTGCTTCAATATTTTCTTTTTCGGTTTTGATCTTTTCATCATAGATAGCAATCTTACTTTGAACATCGCCGCTTACTAGACTTTGGTCACTGTGTGCTTTGGATAAGAAACCAAAAATACCCATAGAGGTAATAAGCATTAGTATAGCAATAGCGGATAATAGATAACCTCTAATAAAGTTAGGTGCCCTGGACCAATTTTGTTTTAGCCAAACAGTTGCGGCTAACTTACTAACTTCTAGGGCTACACCCATAACAATGATAGGAATAACAGCCGCAGAGAAAATGGCCATTAGGCCCGCTACGCTGTAATAAATGGCTACAGCGGATATGGTTAATCCGCTGAACAATGTTAGCCAAGCAATTAGTTTGTCACTAGTTTGATATCGCATAATCTATTATTTATTGGCGAGCAAAAGTCCAAAACTGACTATCTAATGTATAGCAACCAACTTCTTCATATTCTCTACTTTTGCCTTGTTTATAAACTAGAGTAATTAATTTACGGCATACACCGCCTTGAACATGCCAAGACAATACCGGTTTAATTTTACCCCACGATTCTTCTGTGTTGTTATACCACTCCATAACCTGTCCATCTGGTACAGATTCTAATGTTAGTATAACAGCATTTGTGTGTCTACGTCTATCTTCTTTACTCAATGCGCCATCCCAACTTTTAATTAGGTTGGCAAAAACACTAACAGCACTTCCAGGATAATCGTAATCATTTCTCACACCTCCGGTTGCACTTAATGGAACACGGAGATCTGAAGCCTGACTAGTTTGACAGATTAGCAGGGTCAGAAATGTAAACGTAATGACCTTGACGATGTGTTTCGCAAACATAGTTTCTTCCATATTGTGTAACTACAGGACGACAATTTTGATCTACGCCAATTCTTGCAGGAACATGACGTTCAATAAAATCATCGGAGCATCTTACAGTAGTTTTGCTAGACACATTGGCTCCATCGACTACTTCGATAGTTTTTGATGTGTTACAAAACTGTGCCGTTTTAGTAGGAGCAGAACTACAGCCCGAGAGTAGAGCAATAATCACAAACATTACAATTATTGCTAACCACAGATAGTTCTTAACTGTATAAGGGTGTGTCATTACTGAGCCTTTGCCTTAAGACGATTGAAAGTATCTTCAGTCATTTTCAAACGAACATAAGTGTAATATTGTCCGTTTAACGAGTACTGATGTTTCTTAGACTCTAATTGATCTTGTATCAATTGGTTACCAGTAGATGTTTCTACTCGGGTCTGAGTAGCCTTTCGTTCGTCGATAATTTCTACTTTAGTCAAAGAATTGACTCGACTACCTAAGCGTTTGGCAAAGCCGTCTAATGCAAAGGCATCTGCTTGTGCTTCTGATGCTTGCTGGTAACGACTTTCGCCCATACCGCAAGAATAGACATAACCCTCACGTGCCCAAAACCAGCCTTCTTTGCCTCGTTGTTCGCAATCAGCATACCAACTTGGGTGTGCCGCAGTTTTACGGACTTCAATTTCCTTCATGCTTGAACAAGCAGAAAGAATACTTACCATAGATATTGCCAAAAGTGCCTTTTTCATAATGTGCCTTTCTGTGTGTGAAACAATTTACGACAGTTAAAAGTATAACACCACCCGAAGGTGGTGTCAACTGGTTTGGTAATCGAATTACTTAAAGAATATCAATGCCATTAAAACGGCTTGAACAATAAAACCAAAGCCAATTGTAACTACATTTAGCATATCCTTTTGGACAGCGGCTTTGACAAACAACAGCGCAAGTCCGGACCAAACTAACAGTACCAAATCAACTGCTGGTAGTCTATCTGTAAGTCCACTCATTACTGCTAACAAACTTGGAATGGTACTAGCGTGTAATACAATGACTGCTAACCAACCAAATGTTTCTGCGGAAATTTGAGATACTTTGGTAGTAACAAACTCTTTGAGTTGATCAATATTATTAATCATATTTTGGTTTCCTTGCCTTTATAAAAAATGTGTTGTCCAATTTTGCCTATTTTTTCCAAATTCCATCTTGGGTTGACGTAGGAGGCATGATAGTATAAAGCATCTTTGAGAACGTCCAATCTGAAATTCTCAAGTAAAACCTTCTTAGCAACTTCGTAACTTTCATTATAAGCCTCCTTGTTTACAGGTTTAGTTTTTGCCGCAGAGTCACATGCCCATGAAAATTGGCACACAACTTTTTCCATAATTACGTTCTTTTGGTAAACGACACCGCAGACATCTTGTCCAAATTTGCCTGATGCAACACGGTTCATTGTTACTTGGGCAACAGCAACCTTACCTTCGAATGGCTCATAACCTGCTTCGCGATAAATGTTGATTGCCAAACAATCTAATTGACGCTCTCGTGTCTTGATAGACACTACGTCCTGTGAGTATAGCCCGCCTCGTTCACGCAACGACTGAAACTTTGTAGTCGTTACAGTTTGAACCAAAACGGCAACCATAACTAATCCTAAAAAATAGGATACTAATCTAAATGACTTTTCCATAAGTCCTCCTTTCACTTAGTGTTATTTTGGGCATAATATTGCACCGCAACAACATTACATTAAGGGAGTTAACTTCACGAGGCTCAATTAAAGAACCCTGGGTTCGTGTAGTTGTCTCCATTGGACGCACAATCTCATAACTTGTGTGCCTTTGGCGAACTTGACCGCCCGAATCTCACGGGTTTCCAATTGGCCAAGACTCGCAGGATTGTTTCTGCTTGTGACATACTTTAATCCAACTATCTTAGTTTCTTTGCGAAACGTACAAATATATAGTTCATAATTCCAAAATCACTAGTTAAATAGGCCCTATCTTCTCATTTTGGAGATTTCTACGGCTTCTTCATTACTAAAAATTGGAACTGCATTACTCTTGTGCATAGTACCGATGCCTTTGATCATTGTGCCTGTATAAACTTTATCTGGTGCTTTTAAACAAGGACCGCCAGTAAATGGTAAACTAGCAATCTTTGGTGTTTCTCTAACGAATGGCTTGTTGACTACCGGATTCATCGTCGGTGCCGCTAGTCCACGCTTACGTTTTTTATCTTCGGCTTCGATGGCCCACTTCTTTTGAAGTGCCTTCCAACTTTCGTCTAACTCTCTAGCCTTTTTGGCATGTTCAGCAGAACGAAACTTTTGTTTGCCTTTCTTTTTGCCAGTGGTACTAAGCCACGGGCCTTCTAAGTGCATACTCAAAGTTACCTCCAAATATTGTTACTATAGGATTATTATATAACAACTTTTGGTAACTGTCAAGTGTTTTGGTTTATACTCGAAATGACTCGCCACAGCCACAACGGTCACGTTCATTTGGATTGGTAAAGTCAAATCCTTCGTTAAGACCTTTCTTTACCCATTCAACTTGTACACCGTCCAGGTATGCTAGACTTTTTGGATCAACAAATACGTGTACACCGTGACTAACAAAACTCATATCTTCTTTTGTGGGCTCGTCAACAAATTCAATCATATAAGCCATTCCACTACAGCCTGTAGTTTTAACACCTAATCGAATGCCTAGCCCTTTGCCCCTACGGTCTAGTGTAATCTTTACTCGCTCTGCGGCTTTCTCAGACAGTGATATCATTTTTTGCCTTGTAGTCTGCTACTGCGGCTTTGATAGCATCTTCCGCAAGAATTGAACAATGGATTTTAACGGGTGGAAGTGCAAGTTCTTCGGCAATCGCGCTGTTCTTAATCTCTCCCGCTTGATCCAACGTTTTTCCTTTGAGCCACTCGGTGACCAACGATGAACTAGCAATAGCACTTCCGCATCCGTATGTCTTGAATTTCGCATCCTCAATAATGCCCTCGTTATTAACTTTAATTTGTAACTTCATCACGTCGCCGCAAGCAGGTGCTCCCACCATGCCTGTGCCAACGCCTTCCTCGTCTTTAGGGAAACTACCTACGTTGCGAGGATTTTCGTAGTGATCTATAACTCTATCGGAATAAGCCATTTAATCTCCTTAAACTGAAAACGAACTTCCACATCCACAAGTTGTTTGTGCATTTGGATTTTCAATATTAAAACTAGAGCCCATTAAGTCATCGATAAAGTCGACTTTGGCTCCTTGCAAATAGTTCATGCTCATTGAATCTATTAATATTCTACCAAATTCAAAGTCGTCTTCTTCTTTGTTTTTTGCAAAATCGAACACGTAATTAAATCCCGAACATCCTCCACCTTCTATTGCAATTCTAAGGTATTTTTCTTTGCTTTCATCCAGCACCATTTGAATTTCTTTTTCAGCGGTTTCTGTTATTGTAATCATGTCGTGTCTCCGTTGTAGTAATATTTATCGCACAATTATCGTAGTTTAGTATTATTTTTGGTAGTTGTCAACCGATAAATATGAATATGCCAGCACTAGCAAGATTAACAGATTTGGGAGAAGGAAAATGTCCTTTGCACTCCCCTAGCCCACCGGTAGATTATACTACCACACACATTGCCGGATGCAGTACTGTGTTTACAAACAACCTAGCACAACTAGTAGCCACTAGAGATCCTGGCGAACAATCCTGCGGACATACTAGCCAAACACTTACTGGATCTGCTACTGTGTTTGCAGAAAACTTGCCTGTGCATCGTATTGGAGATACAGGCCTTGGACAAGGCGGAGATACATATACAACTATCACCGGAAGTTCTAATGTGTTTAATGACGGAGCGTAACAATGCCTTTACTAAATTTACCTAGCCCACCAGATGGGTTTGATTTTGCTACTAATGGATTTGGTCAACAAACCGGTACATTAATCAAATCTGCGGCTAGTATAGTTAATGATGCGGCAAAGAAGATAGCCAGTTCATTTCCTAAGCCTCCTGCAGATGCAGGCACATTTACTCCCCCGGCAGATTCTAATGGTCCTAGTTTAAATGCTACTATAGATGCTATTAAAAATGGATCTATTAATAAAAGTATTACCGCTTCGATTAATAAAATCGGCGACGTTGCTGGATCATTGCCTTCTGATGTCAGCGAAGGACTTGCTTCTGCACAGGCCGCAGTAGCCGCAAAGATGGCCGCGGCGCAGGCGCAACTTCCTAAATTAATGGCAGTAGCACAGGCTAATATGGATCTAACAACTAAGAAAGCATTAGCAGCCGGTGCACCACCAACTGAAGAACAACTAAAAGCCGCCAGCGGTGCATTGGCTATATTTCAAGATGGACCTGCCGCTCTAAAAGCACAGGCAGAGGCTGTTAGTAAAACTGTAGCACAGGCAGGAGCAGACTTTGGTGCAAAACTTCCTGCGGCATTAAACACCGCATCTAATTTTGCTAAGGCAGGTTTAGATAAAGTATCAAGTCTTGCCACCGGCGCAGGCGCATCAATTACTTCGTTTGCTAATAGTGTACCTCCGCAGACTATCCCGGATCCACAGAATCCCAGTGGTCCTCCTATTACTAATCCGGCATATACTACATTTGCCGCTAATCCTGATAATGCCAGTAAGTTAAGTAGTCTAGCAAATTTAAAAACTGCTATGACTACTGCGGGTGCTGGTCTTACTGCGGCATTTGGTGCAATCGAAACTAAAGCCAATACGGCTGTTAGTGCAGGTGTTGCAGATTTAAAGGCATTTGCATTTGCTAATCAATTGGCTCAACCTGCAGGTGGCATTATGGCCACGGCCAGGGCCGCTACGATTGATGCTAGTCAAGTTAGTGCCGCACAAATTAATAAAGTTGTTGCACAGGCCGCTGCCAGCAATCCAGCACAACCGCCTAAGTCTCCAGAGTCTGAGATTAAAGAAACAAAAATTAAAGAACCTGAAACTACTACTACAACTACACCTAAAACAGGAATCTTTGGCAAAGATCCTAATGAAAAAATTTCAGAGGCATTTGTTGAAGCCTATGCAATAAAATGGAGACAAATTAGGACTTACTTCGAGACTATTACTGCCAAAGATAATTTTGAAAAAAATCTTAATGCTTGGTACCCTGGATATGTTGCTATACGAGATAAAGGAAGACAAGTAGTAAAAGACAAACCAGATCCTGCTACTAGAACAGCCGAAGAAACGTATTACTCAGATAAGCGTGATAAACTTAACGCAAACTTCCAAGAATATTCTGTTTTTTGGAAAGGTGCTAGTCGTACTCAAGCTCAAACTAATGAGAGAGCACGTCAGTGGCAATTGCTTAAAAAGTTATTTGACGAAAATAAAACATACGGCGAAGCACCGTTGAGTATTGAAACTGCTATTAAAACATCGGCTGTATTATCCGATGAAGAGGAAGCAAAATATTTTAAAACGTATGCGGATTTGATAAAGGCAAAGCCTGAAGCGGCCTTGCCTAGTAGTTTAGATCAACCGTTTTCAGCGTAATTAAGACGCTAACGTGATCCCAGTTGTTGTTTGAATGAACTGATCTGCAAACTGTTTGTCTGTTGCTTCTGCTACAGTTACAGTAGTCTTAAGTAGTTTAACTTCTTTGTCGGGACTTACTGTAAACAAATACGGCATAAGTCCTGGTCCTTTTGCACCCATACCAATAACCATTGGCTTACTCAACTTATAGTAAGTTGCTGTTTCCTCTGTAAGTTTGGCTACTAATTCTTCTCCTGAAGTTAGTTTAAGTGTAATTACTTCGCCTACTGATACGCCTTTGTCAATTAACATATTATCCCTTTAATGTTTCAAAAAATGCTTCGTCTTTACCTGCTAGGCCCTGATAGCCACCAGGAAGGAGAACGCCATCCTTAAAAATTTGTGGAACACTACGCAAGCCTTGATCCATAAGGAACTCACGTGCATCTGGTTCATCTTCCATCATAATTGTTTTAAATGGAATACCTTTGCTTTCTAACAATGCTTTTGCTCTGTCACAAAACGGACAGTTTTGTTTTGAATATACTGTAATCATACTTCTCTCTTATAAATTTGGTAATGCGTCATAATCGATTGCATCGCTCATAACGCCAATAACGTAGTTAGTGCTTTCATTCTCTTGTAGAGCAGTTTGTTTTTTACTAGTATCGCTGTGCTTGTTAAACCAAGGAATAGGAGTTGTCTTAGGTGCAGGGTTAGTGTACTTAATGCCAATCTCCTTGAGTGCGTTATATGCGGTGTAATCTACAAAGTCTTTAAGAATGTTAGCGTTTAATCCAATCACTGGTCCTTTTTGGAACAAGTAGTCGGCCCATGCTTTTTCTTCACGTATTACATCCATATATAGCGCCAAGACTTCTGCTTCACACTCTGTCTTGATTCGAGCAAAGCGTGGATCTTCTTTGACTACTTGATTGATCAAATAGGCAGTCCAACCTTTGTGTAGTAATTCATCTTGTAGAATTAAACTGATAATGTTGCCATTACCAATAAAGATTTTATTTTCTACCATTGCTAGACTTGTAGCAAACGATACCATAAAGCGGAATGCTTCTAAGGCATAACTTGCGTTCAACGCTAACCAAATTGACTTGACGTGTTCTACTTCGGAAATTTCTTCGCCTAGTTCTTTGCGGCAGTTAATTAAGTGTAGGTCGTCATAATACTTGCCTACACTACTAGCCATGTCTACAATCTCTTTAGTGTCGTGGATAGTATTGAATACTTCTTTAGGCACATTATAGATGTTACGGATGATATGACTGTAACTACGACTATGAATATTTGTTTCAAAGAATGTCCAGTTGTAAACCAGTGCTTCTAGTTCTGGCAGACTTACGACCGGAGTAAAGATTTGACTTGGGCCACGGCCTTGTAAACTATCTAACGCTGTTTGACGCAACAAGTTAGATGTAAAGATATGTTTTACGGCATCGCTGGCATCTTTAAAGTCCTGTGCGTCCTTAGTTAAACTAATTTCTTCAGGTACCCAAAAGAAGCCGCGAGCAGTAGTTTCGAAATTTTGAATTTTAGGATACTTTACTTCCTCAAATCTTTGAATAGTAACAGGACCCTGTGGGTCCAAGAACATCTTACGATTAAGATAGTCTGTCTTTGTGTTTAAATTGTATTGCGCTTTACTCATTTTGTTTCCAATGTTATTTGTCCGTCTACGATTGTTACACGTTTAACTGGACGGCCATCGACGTACACAGGAACTTCAGTAAAGTTTTTCTTAATATTCGTAGCATCGGCCTTGTGTGCCAACTGTTGCCACGCTTTAAATATTTCTTGATGTATGTCGTAAGCGTCCATTATAATTTACATGCCTCACAATCGTCTTCTAAATCTACTTCTACATAATTCTGTGCTACAGTTTGTACTAGTTCTTCTTCTTTGGCTTTACTACCTGCCTTGTTGATTAGGCTATAATAGAAAGTTTTTAGTCCCCAGTAGTGTGCCTGCATCAAGTTCTTAGCAATCAATGTAGTTGGCACTTTACGATCCGCAAAGTGTGCTGGATTGTAGAATGTGTTTGTACTAATTGACTGGTCAACATAGGCCGCAAGTACAGCCGCAGTCTTTAAGTAACCATCGCAGTCTTTCTGTTCCCACATCATTTGATATTTGTTCTTGAGTTTATGATACTCGGGGACAACTTGTACAAAGGAACCTGCTTTGCTTTCCTTAACTGAAATAAGCGACATAGGCATTTCAATGCCATTAGTGCTGTTAATGACAACACTAGAACTTTCAACAGGGGCAATGGCCATAAGTGTAGCATTTCTAACTCCGTGTTCTAACATCTCGCCACGCAAAGTTTCCCAATCAAGTTCCGGAGTAAAGTCTGCTAGTTCATTAACACCTTTAGCACGTAACTCCCAAGGAAACTCTCCCTGACCGTATCGTGTATGTGCGCTATGCAGACAAGGTCCACGTTCTTTGGCCAATTCAACTGTGGCTTCTGTTAGGTAGTAGGCTTGATGCTCCATCCATGTCTTGACATCTTGTAGTGCATCTTTTTCGCCATACTTGAGTCCACGCTTGGCGTGCCAGTATGCTAAGTTAGTAACGCCAATACCCAATGGTTGGATTTCGTCGTTGCTTAGTTTACTTTGAATACTTAGGAAGTCTTGGTAGTCCAGTATGTTGCATAGACTACGCTGAAGGATGCGGCAAGCTCTACGCATATCCTCAGGATTGCGGAATGCTCCCCAATTAATGGAGCCCAGAGTACAGAGAGCGATACGACCAGCATCGTCATCGAGACGCTTAAATGGCTTAGTAGGTAATAGTATTTCACAGCACAAATTACTTTGATAGATTGTATGATACTCAGGATCAAATGGACCTTGGTTCATTACGTTGTCTACAAACACAAGATAGATACGTCCTGTGTCTGTACGTTCTTTTAGAATACCGCCTTTAAAAACTTCTTCTGCTGAAATTACTTTCTTGCGAAGATCTTTTTGCTTTTCATATTTGACATATAATTCTTCAAATAGTTTAGTATCCTGATAAAATGCTTCGTACAAATCTGGTACTTCATTAGGATCAAAGAATGTTATGTTTTCTTTGTTCTTGAATCGGCGCCAAAAGAACGCTGAGAGGACGACTCCGTAGTCCATGTGGCGGACTCTTGTCTCCTCAGTTCCTTGATTATTCTTGAGAACAATAAGATCATCGAACTGATGATGCCAAATAGGATAAAACACAGTAGCACTTGCATTACGAATGCCTCCTTGACTGCAACTCCTTAAATCACCGAACCACTTCTTCAAGAAGGGGATCATGCCAGTGTGCATGATTTCTCCACCACGGATCGGGGAGCCCAATGGGCGTAGTCGACCGATTTCCAATCCAATCCCCGCTCTCTTACTGGCGTACTTAGCCATCATCTCTCCAGAAGCAAATATGCTATCCAGATCGTCGTCACTGCGGATAAGAACACAACTAGAAAACTGCTTAGTTGGAGTGCCAAGCCCTGCCAACACAGGTGTAGCAAGAGTAAACAAACCATCGGATGCTGCCGCATAGTATTCTTTAATGTAACGCATTCTTGCACTATTCGGTTCTTCCTTATGGAAGACTGTAGCCGCGGCCACCATATATCTAACCTGTGGAGTTTCATAAATTTCCTTTGTCGCACGATTGCGTACCAAATACTTCTCTATTAACTGCTCAATAGCCGCATAACTATACTCTTCATCTTTAGAATGGTCTAACATATCATCCATTCTATTCCAATCATCTTCGCTATACCAATTCATTAGTTCTGGTGTGTATAGTCCGACTTCAATATTTTTCTTTACGATCTCGTAGAGGCGAGGAGGCTCGTATTCGCCATATACATCCTTACGTAGCATACTCAAGCGTTGCTTGCCTGCTACATATTGATAATTTACATGACCTACATCTGGATTATGTTCAACGTCAATTAAATCTACAATCGCTCGTAGTGTAATTTCATCGATTTCTTGAGTAGTAATGCCATCATAGAAATGAGGCTGTGCTTTAATTTCAATCATCGACTGACTTACGTCTGCAATACCAGCACATACTTTCGCTACCTGTGCCTGCCACTTTTCAATCGTTAATTTCTCTCTGTTACCGTTTCTTTTTATTACTGTTATATTTGTCATTTACGCCTCGATTGCAAAGTATGATATTTAGTACTGTTCAAAACTGTTCGGACAATACATGAGTTTTTTCTATATGTATGTTCTTTGGAATGTCTTTAATATGCACACTTTTTTCTTGGTCTAGTCCTATTACACGGTCGCCCGCAATTAACATATAATATAACTTGGACTGTTCTTTGTCAAGGCCAACTTGAATCTCATAATGCCAATCTTTAAATTTTTCAGTTAGCATTAATGTATATCCAATTGCCAGTGTTGCGGTGTACTCGCAATAGACATTCTCCTCAATCATCTCCCATGGATCTGGCCATGTTGTTTGGTCATAAGGATCGATGTTACGCACAGATTTTGGAATTGTGTTCCAAAAGTCTATGGCTGTTTGAATTGGATCAGTGTCAGAGGTTAATTGGTCTCTGAGACCTCTCCAGGCGGCTAGGCGATCTTCGAATCGTTTGAGAACCATGTATTAACTAATTGTTTCGTACCAATAGTTAATATAACCATCCTCAGAGACTGCTGTATTTGTATATCTAACAAACACAGTTGGATCATTGGTAAATGTTCCTGCGTTTTCTAAAGTTGCTGAAAAACTTAGGTCTTCAATGTTTGAAGAATTACCAATGGTACTACAGTCGTCTGTAAGGTGTACTAGATCATTTTCTCTATCTACATTAACAAAAATAGTTCCTTGTCTTGTAACGGCCTGTGCAGGGCTTGTATAGAAATAATGAATGATGTGAGAAGTGCTGGTATTAGCAGGCAGTTTAATAAACGGACTACCAGTTGCACCCGAGTCGATATAAATTTCGTTGTTGTATTTGTGTTCCGATTTTACTATGCCTTTTACTTCTGGAATATAAGGAATAGAATTCAAGTATGTTGGATTAGAAGTTAATTCGATACTTCTTTCAAAGTAATCGTTAGTAGAAACGTTACCGCCTGAAACAAAATTAACTACTTCATAGGTTGCAGTTTCTTCAGTACCGCCGTCATTACCAACTTGTACATAGGTATTGCTTTCAGATACGTTGCCTGTACCTGCAATAATTTCGTATCCAGTTTCTGTAATTCTAGAAAAACGTGAATGTGTAACTTTGTTTTCGTGCGGACCATACTGACGTCCACTGGCTAATGAATCTACGTTGTGGCCAAATCTAATTCCTCTACGTAGTTCATAGAATGTACTGTTGGTAAAATGATTAGATTCGATGTCGTATGTACTGTCGATACCATAAGCAAAGTTTGTAATGTCAACATTGTCAAACAAATTACCAGTACAAGATACGCTGGCTGATTTTGCCACTAATCTTAATCCAACGCTGTCTGCATTTAAGGCTGTACTTGGGTATGCCCATACACCTTTAATCTTTAGATTACTAAATGTAGAATTTTTAGCGGCTATTAATTCTAAGCCAGGCTTATTTGCCACAGTATTTTCTAAGGTCATGTCGGACATGCCTATTAACTGTGGTTGATTTAAACTGGTCATAGTAGATGTGTCTGTATAGACACCTGGAGTACTGTCGCTACCAACTGTATATGCTACTGCAAATGCACCTGTCTGGCGAATCACTGTTTTATCTTTGCCAGCACCTTGTAAGTTTGCATAAGGAGGAATACGTAGTGGAGAAGTAATTTTATAGATACCTGCTTCAAACACTAATTTAATTCTGCTGGCTGTAGATCCTTTGGTAGCATCGTTTAGATATAATTGATCAATAGCACGTTGAATGGCTAATGTATCGTCTGTAGTACCATTTCCCACAGCACCAAATGCTCTAACAGAAACTACATCATCAAGACGTTCTTGAACAGTACGTTGTATCGGTTGCGCGGCGCTTGGACCTGTTTGGATTGTGGCATCATTTCTCTTGTACTGATATTGTAATGCTAGGTCAAGAATGTTGTCGTGTTCTGTAATAATTTTAGTGTTGCCCACATACGGAGCACCTTCACTAACACTACCATTACCTATGAACAATTCTTGCGTGTCAATTGCCCAACCAATTTCTCCGCTGGCTAACTGCGGTAAACTAGTACCTGAATTTTTACGTCCTCTTCGATGCTGAATTTTTGATATTTGCACTACAGCCATAATCTACACTCCGTTATGACTGTATTTATGTGTTTAGGGTAGTCTATAATATTGTGCCACCCTGTCACACCAGCGATTTGTCCAGTAGTCAAAATCTGAAGGTTCTAATATAAACTCTTGATATTCGTAGTCTTTGCTACACATTAAAATAACACCCTTGCGTATATTAGTGCCGTGTATTTCGTTGTGTGCTAGAGCGTAGGCTGTTAACTGTAAAAAGTAATCCTCGATCCACTCAAGTTTCTTGGGTTTGTTAGTCTGCTTAAAGTCTAGGATACTTTCGTCGCCTTCGTGTATGCCTACACAGTCTGTGGTTCCTGCATATAATTCTGGGAAATACAAAGGAACTTCACTGCCCCATACTTCCTTAATTTTAGGGAATCCTTGTGCAATAACAATCTTAGCCATGTCCAGGCTTTGTTGTGCATAAGGGTTACTCACACTTTCTTTTAGTGGCTCACCTTTAATGTAGTTTTCTAGGTATGTGTGCATCCTAGTTCCGCGACTGGCGGCTTCGGTGGTAATCTGTTGTGCTTTTTGTTCGCCAACAGCCTTTTTCCAATTAGCCAGTGCTTCACGGGCTTCTGCTGGTTTAGTTTTATCTAGGATTGTTGTTACACTGGGAACTTTAAACCCATCTGGGCAAGCATATAAACGCTTGCCAGTGGATTCATCTCTATTAAGTTTAGTGTAGGTATATTTTGGCTGTAATAATGTCGTAGTCATGACGCAATTATAACATTATGTTTACAGCCTGTCAAGAGGCCATTGCTGTATTTGTTGCGTGTTTTGCCATTTGTGCAACAGCGTCACTGCCTGTGTCGCCGTCTACTGGACCTTGTGGTGGTGTTTGATTTTTAGTCTTTAGTTCAATGCCGTTTTGATCAAATCGTGCTACTAATTTTTGTAGATTAGGATCTGCATCGAAGGTTAATTTAAATGTGTCGTAGTCGAATTCTTCTTGGCCAATGTTTGTCATGAAACGATTAATTTCGTCCCATCTAAAATTGCCTGGAATGTTTTTGCTATCGGCTTTACCGATCAAACTCCTAAGAATTAGGATTAGGTTTGGATCGGTTGCCTCAATTACTTTTTTTTTGGTGCTAGTAAACTTGCTAGTTTACGGCTAAACTCGATTGATTCACGAGTAGCACGACCTGCGGGCTCTTCGCCACCTGCCGCTGGAGCAGCCGCTCCTGCTTCTTCTTCACCGCCAACTACTGTGCCTGATTCAGCACCTGCTTCTGGTTCTTCTGCGCCTGCTTCTGGTGCTGGCTCTGCGCCCATTGTTGGAGCGGCTCCTTCACCTTCGCCTGTTAAGATAGCAACTGCTTGTGTTAGTTGCTGACGTGAACTTTCTAATGCTGTGTAGATAGTTGCAAGGGCTGGTTTAACAACTCCCTCGAACTCCATTGATGTATCACTGCCCATTTCGTCTCTTATAGAGTCAATTAATTCTAACATTGATTCGGCCTGCATATTTGCTGTGTCTTCCATCCAGCCTGTAACGCGGTCAACCATGTCACGAGCGGCCATGATTAACTCGGCCTTTTCTTCTTCGCCTTCACGTAGTACAGATTCTACTTGTACTACGGCTTTGTTCTTATTAACTTTATTCTGTAATTCTTCTGGAAGATCTTCAAATGCGATAACACCTTGCTCTACTTTTTCTAATACCATGCTTTCCATTTCAGTATAGCCGCTGTCAGTAGTCATTTCGTTGCTACGCTCTTCGATAGCACGATTTAACACATCTAGGAACAGTTTGTTCTTAGAATATGTTTCGTCTTCGTAGACAGCATTGTAGCTCTCGCTGGCTTCAAACTGACTAATCTTTGTACGTAACTTGTTACGTGCATCTTCTAACTGTTCAAGAGTGAAACTCTCTAAATCAATTTTCTGTCCAAATTGCTGGGCTACGCTTTCGTTTAACGCCTTGGCAGTTAATGGTTTGTTAAGTTCTGTAATACGCATGGTTAAAATCTTCCTGTGAAGTTGTTTTATTATTTATACAATCGACGAGTAGAACAGGTTGTCGATTCGAGCCTTGGCTGTCTTAGCATAATCCTTGACTAACTCAAATCTCCAGTAAGCACTTTCCCTAGTCACAGGGTCCTTTGCGTTCTGGGCTGTTTTTCTGTAAAACTGTGAATCTATATAGTTCTTTCTAAAAATCTCATCGTTGTTTTTAATATCATCGATGCTGTGTTTTTTGCCTTTTTCGTGCATTTTGCATATAGCAAAAGCACTTACTTTTAAAAATACTGTGGCCACGTGAATTTTGCGTTTGTCTGCTAAAATTACGTTCCAATTATCGTCTGTACCTTTTACAATGATATACTTCTTGTATCGTATCTGACGTTTGTTTACTGCTACAAAGATGCCCTGCTTGACAACTATGTCATAGAGCATGGAATCTAAATCTGCGGCGGCTTGTTTAATATCAAACATTTGGATATACGTAAGAAGAATGTTTACCTTGTACTTTAATTAACAGACTCTTACGTATAAGACTTTCGATTATGGATTGCTCTCTTTCATTAAATCCTGCTAAGATGCTGGGCTCAGTGATAGTTTCAAGAAGTTCTTGTTCCTCCTTGCTGGTCCATACATCTATTTTTCTTACAAATTCGTTAATTTTCATTTTAATTCAGCCATCTGCTTTTTAAGGTCAGTTATCTGTTTTGTTAAATCAGCGATTTGATCAGTAATTTCTTTTTTCTTGTCTTGCACTTCTTTTTGATGCTGTGCTATCTGTAACTGCATTTGTTTTTGCTGTGCGGCAGGATCCTGAGCAACCATTTGATTATTAGGATCCAGTGTGGCTCCTTGCGCTGTGGCTCCTGGAGCGGGCGCGGCACCTGGTGCTGGGGGTACTGCTTCTAATAAGTCTGATATTTTCATAGTTGTCTCTGCTCTATACTTAATTCTTGATCTTGTAGTGTGTTAATATGATCATTGAGTTTTTCGATCCATCCCTGACTGCGTAGCATTTTGAATACTAAATTCTCTGTGCCAAATTCTCCATCACGGGCTAGACCTGCCTGTCGCATACGTTTTATGTCTTTCCACATATCTTCTGCTAGGGCAATGTCATTGTCGCCTAACACTACAATAATTCTATCTCTGTAGTTCTTGTACTTATCCTTAACATCCTGTGTGTTAATATCTACATCTTGTCGTGTGGGTTTTTCAATCCAACGACTCCTTAACACGCTGTAAATTCCCAAACTGTGGTGCTCTTGGTTTACGTCCTGGGCATATAGCTCTACGTCTATACCTCGCACTTTGATGTCATGTCTAGCATTATATACATTTTTCTTGGCATCCAGCAGTTCGCGGAATTCTGGCTTGTCTGGTACAGCAACAACAATGTGCAGATCCAAGTCACTCTGTGGAGTATAACTGAATGCCGCGTTACTGCCGCTGACTGTGATATCTTTAACGTCTAACTCAACTCCTATGAAATCTTTAAAGTGGCGAGCAATATCAATCAACGCTCTGCGTACTTCCCCGTGCATCATACCCGACTCAGTGAACAATTTAGGGTTCAGTATGTCGTGGAAGACCACAGCATTACTAATGCTAAAGTCGGGACTAGGAATACCAGTTAATTCTGTGACGTTCATACTATATTTATTCGTCGTCCGACGCAAAAATTACTGTGTTCTTGTGCTGTGGAGATTTAGTATCCAGCAGAGCACGTTCCAAGTCTGCTGTTTCGTTCAAGTCTACAATCATTGGAATGAAGTTTAAATCTTCAATTAACAGACCTGCATTGTTTCCTTCTGCATCTTTGTATCCGTCAGCATACTCTATGCTAAACTTAAATGTCCAGATATTGTGCTGGCCTTTGTAGGCAGATCCAAATCCATAGTCCTTGACATCATCTTCCCTAAGTTTGGGACTGTTGATGTAGTGCGGGTTTACACGCATACCTATGGTTTGAATCAACATTGTAAAGTTTTGATTTTGGAAATAGTCTATTTCCTTGCCCGGCTCTTTTCTTCGCTGTCCAGTCTCAGTAATATCTACTAACGTCTGTATGGTAAACTCTTTCATGTGAGTATTTAACAGCCACAAAAAAAGCCCTAGTTAAACTAGAGCTTTAATGTATCCTGTTGGTTCAACCCATCTTTAATAAGATTGCTACTACTAACGAAATAACGCCTGCAATGATAGTGCCGGCTGTGCCAATAATAACTTTGGTTAAACTCTTTTGACCTTCGATGATATCGTTATGCACTGACTCTACTTTTTCTTCAAGTGCAGTTAAACGACCTTCAAGTTGTCCATAGCGTAAAGCACAAAGGTCAACGTGTGCTTCTAAACTAGTTTTTTCTAATTCTGTTGTAGGCGCTGTAGCCATGTTTTATCTCCAAAATAAAAATACATGCCTAGTTGTGTGCCTTTGTTATATTTATTTATCGGTATTGACCGATTTGCGACCTTTGACAAAGTCTTTGATGTCTCGAAGTTCCACCAAGACTTCACCAACATTGTCTCTAGTTTTATCCCACTGGTGTACTAGTTTGTTGATAACATATATTGCCCACCACCACCATATCACTGCTATGGCAAACATACTAGTCTCACCAAATACCATAGCCCTGGCAAAGAGAGTGTTGTCGCCAAATACCCATATAAAGAAAATGCCTGCAAGAGATACCAAGGGTAGTACTGCCGCTAACCATGCCCATATTTTAATTTGTTTAAGTGTTTTTATTCTGAAGTTGTTGAAGTCGTTCATTTTAATTGTGCCTCTATGAACAATTATTTAATGTATTTTCCAGTCAAAAAAAAGCCCTAGATAAACTAGGGCCCTTCCTTCCCATCCCTGGGTTATTTGCTATTAAGCGATTGTTAAACTAGATGCTAAAGTAACAGTTGCACCGCTTAGGTCGTAACCGTTAACAGTACCCATTGCTTGGATACGTGCTTGTAGTGTTGTTGCATCTACAGCGTGACCATCAACGATAACATGGATCTTGTCTGTTGCTGAATAGTACATTAAAGGTTGTACTTCACGAACTACTGCTTCAAGAGCTTGATCTACTTCACCTGCGCCGTCGCCATCTTGATCTGCTAGTGTTGCACCAGCATCGATAACGAATGCTTTTAATTGATATACTGAGTATACAGTACCTTGCACAAATTTTGTGCTACCATTATAACGTGTTGTTGCTGACATAATTTTTCTCCTCGTGTCATATGCCTATTACTCTATAGGACTTTTGTAATTTTATTTAGCCAAAAGGAGAAAAACCGGTGTCTATCGGTTAGTTTTCAGGATTATTTTTAGCGGCTCTGCGCTGTTCTTGAATTTTCTGTACTCCACGGCGGAATTTGCGTGGGTCACCTGTGCGTATAGCATTAAGGAAACGGCGTTCTAGTTCTGCACTTTCTTCCTCATTGAACTGCTGGCGCACTAAACTTAGTAGATTAACTGCGCTGTCAATGATATTTTGACCTCTATTTTCTATTAGAAGTTCTGTATTTCTACTATTGCCTAAACTACTAAGTTCTTCTAAAATCGAACGTGTACGTTTTTTCATAAGCCCTGTTTCCTGTTATGTATTTACCTATTATACATTAAAGATTTTGGAATTGCAAGAGTCAACGGAAGTATGTGGCACTGCGTTATATTGTATAAATATATCAGTAGAAACCATGAGTTACTACACACATACACGGAGAATACAAAATGTTCAAATTTATTGCTGACTTTTTAAAGTCGTTTCAAAAAGCGCGAGTAGCCGCACACTTCGCAAGAATGGGTGATTACAAAGCCGCACAATCAATCTACAGAGATTAATAATGTCTTACACTATCTATAAACTGCCGACTCACGAGTTCTATAGATATAGAACTCACTTGTTAAGTCTCGACGACGAAACTAGATATCTACGATTTGGATTTCATATTCCAAATATAACAATTAATGAATTAGTTAATCGTTGGGAATTAAATTCGGATAAGCATAAAATATTTGCTATTGAAAACGATAACTTAGAAGTTGTTGCTGTAGCACATATCAGTCTAGAAGACGATCCAGCAGAACTAGCCTTTAGTGTTTTTAAAGAATGTCAAGGTCAAGGTATGGGCGATGCTCTAATGGCTCGTGCTATTGAATACTGTCAAAATCGTAATATCAAACACGGCTGTATGGTCTGTTTAGGTATCAATGACAAAATTAAAAGCCTGGCTAGAAAACACAATGTTCTTGTTAAAACAGAATACAGTGACAGCCACGGTGAAATAGAAATTCCAAACCCTACTCCAGTTAGTCTATGGAAAGAGTACATGGAAGACAATTTTGCTAAGATAGACCATCTAGGCAAAACACAAAGGAAATTTGCTCAAATATTCAGATTTCCGTTGCTTTTTTAACAGAAGGCATATATACTATAGATTACTAGCAAGGTGCTAGTTAATCGTAACATACACACACAAGGAGAAAATTATGTTTACACCAGACTTTTACATCGACGGCGTTCAAAACGCTAAAAAGCAAATCGTTAATACATTTATCACTAACGATTCATTCAAAAAAGAACTTATCAAACTAGTTGATGCACAGACTGAGTTTGCCAAGGGTCAAGTTAAAACTACTCTAGCAATCGCAGAAGCATTCGTTAAGAACGCATCAGCCGCTGTTTACACTAAGTAATCATTAATTAACACACACAGGAGAAAATTATGAGTGATTTAACACCAAAACTACCAGAAGTAAAATTCAACAAAAACGGTTATGAAATTCGTACTGACATACTAGCAATGGCTAAAGACTTAGTTAGCCAAGACTTCCATGTGAAGTTTCAAGGTTGGGAAATGACTGCTACTCGTGATGAGAAGACAGGTCAGATTGTTAGCAAAGTAGATATGCCAGAGTTTCCAGGACTTGAGAAAGTTTTAGAAGCCGCTGAAAAGATGTACGCTTTTGTTAATACTGGCGCAAAGAAATAATAATTATTATATTAATCCCATAGGGAAATTATAGAAAATAAAAAAGGACTCTTCGGAGTCCTTTTTTATACTTGAGCGGCAAATATTGTGCCGCCTATCTTTTCGCCGCCAGCGGCTATCATCTTATCTCTAAATCCAATGTTAGTGCCTGCACCGTAGGCCGCACTAGAAGCCGCTGTAAAGTATTTGAGATTTGTTGGAACTTGCGGAAGAATATTAATTGCGCCATCTACAATGTTAGCCAATTGTCTATCAGTTGGGCCACGTGTAAAGTTAGCACTTGGGCCCGGATCAAATCTTGTACCAGTAACTGCTTGGAACTGATTTGGAGCTCTTAACACACTGATAACATTGTCGCCCCAATTACCTGTGCGTGTTCTGTTTAGGATAACGCCCATAACATAGGCTTGTTCTTTACTGTTATTGCTTGCTTCAGCAGTTGTAGCACGTAACAAGTAATTCCATTCTTTGTCGTCCATTGGACGTCCTAGATACTTTTCTGCTGTTGCTCTTGCCTTTTGCGTACTCTCGGTGCTAGTTAAGGCTGCAACTTCTTCAGCACCTCTGCTATAGTCTAATGACTTAACATCCTTGTTAGTACTCTTTGTTAAAGTAGCCAATACTTCAGGCTTGGCTTTGAGCATGGCGTTCATTTTATCCGCAGTTTGCTGATTAACAATTCCTGTTGCTTCTAAGCCATTCTTCTCTTGGAAGGTTTTGATAGCACCTGTTGTTTCTTTACCTTGAATCCCATCAACACCATATTTAGGTAAAGGTACGCCCAATGCTTCTAATGCCTTTTGTGCATCTGCAATTAATGGGCCACGTTTGCCGTCTGGAACTTCTACACTAAATGGAACTGCCGTAGCATCTTTTTCTTTATTGTCTGCTGTATCTTTACTAGCAGGTGCGGCAATAGAAGAACCTGCTTGAAATAGTTTACTGTATCCGTTAAACGGGTGTATGCCATCGCCCTTGGCTATGTTTGGATCAAAGGTGTTTAGTGAACCTAAAAACTTTGCTCCTGCGCCTGCGGCAATGCCGGATAGTTTTTGATTTGCGCCTGTGTAATCTACAGTCCATTGTTTACCATTAGTAAACTTTGTAGGCTTTTGCAAAGGTGTTTTGCCATCAGCAACACCAACTAGTGCTACCGATGCTCCTGCATCTTTTAACGCTTTAATCTGTTGACTAATTGGACCAAAGTTTTCCGATTGAATCTGTGTTCCGTCTTCTGTTTCTACTTTACCACTGTTAGCGGCTCCACTACTTAAAATAACAATAGCACCTTTTGCTTTGCCACTTTTAACAAAGGGCGTTACAAGATTTTGTAGAACAAATGTAGTGTTTTTTCCAGGATTAGTGTATTCTTTGCTAACGCCACCGGCGCCAGCAATGCCATTGGCAATACTGTCTCCAATTACGTAAACGTTGGATTTTGATTCAAAAAGTTTGGATAAGAATTCTTTGGCTCTCATAGTCTTATTTATGTAAACTTCTCTGTTGGGTTAGGCGTTATTATATTATAGCACTTAAAAAGGTGGATTACTATGTTGATGAGGACCAATTATGAAACGCTTAGTAGTATTCATTGCGTTGACAACAAGTTTGACATTAAGCCTGGCAAATACGAGCTTGAAAAACCCGACCCATTCAGTCTCCGTTGCCCAACACCCGACTGTGATACGAAGCGCACAGGTCCGTGTAAATCTACCGAAAATCCAAAAACCTAAGATATTTGTTGGACATCCACATAAAATCTTTGTCTCTGATTGGGACGGAGATTTCCTAGAAATTGATGATGTTATCACCAGTTATCGTCGTAGGGATTTAAACAAGATTGAACACGAAGACGGTATCAGTGATAATGTTCGTTGGCGATTGTTTTTAGCTCGCCAACTAGCATTACTCAAATATAGACAAATTTACAGTTAATCTGCTTTGCCGCACTTAGCACGTTTAGCATTAGTTAACGCACCGTAGTCCACAGGCCATTCTTGTCCAGGTTGTAGTTCTTTTGCGTTAGCAGGATACTTGAATGTAACGCCTGCTTGTTGTTGTATTTGTGCTACTGGTACACGGAACTTGGTCAAGTCGTTGCCAAGATTAACATATGGTTTAGTGTGTGGGAAAGCCCAACCAGCAATAGCACCTGTTTGTTGATCAATAACAATCTTGTAGTAGCCATGTGGAACAATAACGCCATTGCCAATTACACCGTCACCAGCGCCATAAAATGCTCCAACGTATATTGTAAACGGACGATTCTGCTGTACCGCCCACCCACGTACTGAAGTTTCCAGTAGTTTCCAAATTCCACGATTTAAACTGCCGTGTTGTGGATACATATTGGTCATTAGGAAACTCTCATACTCCACGATCTGTGACCAACTTAGGTCACCATCGGGAGCGGCATGTCCTTTGTCGTAGCCTGTGCCTGCGTAGTCATTAGGAGTAGCACCCCCAGGAACTGACTGATCCGCAACGAATGCGTTCGTACGTGGAAAGCATCCTAAAGCATTTTGTGGAAGTAATGTGTATGCTACATAAGCAGGAATCTTAACAGGAGCATCGTATGCTACTAGATATGCTTCGCGGCAAATTGGAGCAACTTGTCGTTGTGTTTGAGCAAAGCCGTAAGGACTGTGTACTTGACAGGCTTGTACTGGTAGTGGAGCACGTTGTTCCCAGGCAAACACTTGGGTTGAAACAAACGCTAACAATAATAATAACTTCTTCATAATAATCCTTAGTAATTAAGTGCTATTATTTAGTTATCGAGCGATCTCTGTAATACGAAGTGTTAGTGCTGTTGATGAATTTGTAACGGTTATGCTATCGTCCGCTGAGTCTCTACGAACACCAACGGTAATAGTCTTTGCTGTGGTACTTGAATTTGTATATCTACCCGTTAGCGGAAATAAATTACCTGTTCTACCGCTTTCATTACTTCTTGTCATTTGACGAGCGTAGACTATTTCAGAACCATCTACTTTGATACGAGAAAAATAACTGTCTGTACCAGCACCACCACTATCTGATGCCGCTCTATAGTCTGCCACGTGAACGTGTATGATCAAGTAACTTGAATTGCTGGTCGGTGTATAACTGTAGGTAAGAAGATCTGTGTCGCTGGTGCTAGTAGCCACTGTAGTATTATTAACAGTAAACTCGCTGTTGTTCAACATAGTATCTTTGATGACTTGTCCAGCTCTCCAAGCACCTGCTTGTATAAATCCAGTAGTGGCCAAGTTACCTGTAGTATCTACAGCCATCTTTACTGCGCCGCCACTTTCATTTAGGTTGTTAGTCACACGGAACAGTTGTCCGCTTAGGACAGTGAATGACCCGTTGTAACTATCAACAGCCCAGTTATTATTGTTGGCATAATACATCAACACACCCGGAGTGTCTGTAGTGCCGTTGTCTAGGGCAATATCACCAGTGCCCAGTGTTTTGGTGTATGTACCAGTGCCCGCTTTAACAGCACTGGCAATGTTTGTAGTGCCACTGCTGTTGCCAATGTTTAGAGTAGTTGCGGCACCTGCAAAGTTAACGGTAGTTGCTGTTGTGTTAAAGATATTAGCACTAGTGTTTCCGGTTAATAAATTCTGTGCTGTAACATCGCCGGTACTGGTAGAGAACCCGCCGGCATAGATAGTGCCAACTGAGTTGATACCGCCACCAAGATATATGTTACCAGCAACACCTACACCACCAGATACTTTCAATGCTCCAGTTGTTGTGTTTGCGCTGTTAGTAGTATCTGTAATGCTAACTGCACCACTAGATGTTAAACCAGTTAATGTTCCTACACTAGTCAAACTACTGTTTACCACAGTAGATTTTAATGTTACGCCAGTTAGAGTATCTGCGGCTGCTGTAACGGTAATGTTTGCGCTACCATTAAAACTTACACCGTTAATATTACGAGCAGTTTGTAGAGTAGTTGCTGTAGTAGCATTACCAGTATAGGCTGTTGTTTGTACAGTACTATCTGGGAATGTTATCTGTCCAGCCTTGTCAAATACCCAAGTCTTGATAGACCTTACACTTGCTGTTCCTGATGACACATAAAGAGTAACACCTGAAGTATCAGTTGTTACATAACTGTCAAAAGGAAGTCCTGCTCCAATAGTAGTGGCTTTCCAATACAAATTAGAACTAGATGTATCACCACTGCTCTTTACGCCAATACTGTTAGTGCCGCTGTCAAGAGTATTACTAGGCAGAGTTGTGGTTCCATCGTTGTTAAACTTCCATTCATAGTATGGTGCTGGGCCGCCTGTTTGGATTGTTAAACCAGTTGCTTGTCTAAATGTATTTGTGTTAGATAAGATTAAACTGCCGGCGCCATCAAAGCCTAACGAACTAGTAAAGCCACTGGCTTTGATACTGTTGACTTCAATAGTAGCACTAGAGCCTAGACTAATACTTGTACCGTTAACTGTGACTGCGCTGTTGGCTAGTTTGCTGTTGGCTATTGATCCAGCCAACATAGTATTAGTTACTGTACCTGTGTCACCAGTTGTTATCACTGTACCAGTTGTTGCTGGCATTGTGATAGTAGTTGTACCAGCAGCCGCACTTGCTTTCAATACAGTAGTGCCACTTGTTGATCCGTTGAATGTAGCACCAGTACCACCTATGGTTGGTAATGTCAGCGTTTTGTTAGTCAGTGTCTCACTGCCCGCCAGTGTAGCAAAATCTCCATCAGTCAGTGCTGAGTTAAACTGAGCAGTGGTTCCGCTGACTGTATTAGAACCTAGAGCAATAGTTTTGTTGGTTAGTGTTTGGCTACCAGTTAGGGTTGCTACTGTTGAATCAATAGCGATAGTAACTGCTGAACTACCGTTATAAGTTGTGCCGCTTAATCCTGTGCCAATAGTTAAGGCATTTAAGTTACTGCCCAGACTTACACCAGATATAGTGCTGTTGGCTAGTTTAGCATTGGCGATTGATCCTGCTAACATTGTATTTGTAACAGTACCAGTATCACCTGTAGTAACTACTGTGCCTGTAGTTGCTGGTAAAGTAATAGTTGTAGTACCTGCGGCTGCTGATGCTTTTACTACTGTAGTACCACTTGAGCTGCCGTTGAACGTAGCGCCAGTACCACCTATCGTTGGTAGTGTTAATGTCTTGTTGGTTAATGTTTCAGCACCAGTTAGAGTAGCATAGCCACTGTCGTTAGTCAGTTGGCTAACGTTAGTTGGAACTGTAGGAGCACCAGTTAACTTACTGTAGGCAAGACTTGTTATCCAGGCAGGGTTAGCATACGATCCTGTTGAGTATAATCCGTTGGTAACTGTTGCCGCATTACCATCAATGCTTACACCAGTTAGTGTTTGGCTAGCACTTAGTCTTGTAAAGTCTAAACTGGTTGTGCCAATATAAGCACTAGAGTAGATAGTTGGCTTGTTTGTTAAGTCTGTGTAACTGCCACTAAACAATGTAGGTGTACCAGTTAGTTTGCTGTAGGCTAGGCTTGTTATCCACGCAGGGTTACTGTATGTTCCTGTAGTGTAGACTCCATCAGTTACTGTACCGGCATTGCCATCAATGCTTACACCTGTTAAAGTTTGGCTAGCACTTGTTCTGTTTAGTGCTATGCTGGTTGTACCAATGTAGTGCGTGTCTGCTCGTAGGGCTACGGTTGAGTCTACAGCGATAGTAACTGCGGTACTACCATCAAAACTTGTACCACTCAATCCACTGCCAATAGTTAGTGCGTTAGTTGTACTGGCTGTAACAGTAATGCCAGCAGAGCCGTCAAAGCTCACATTGTTAATTGTTCTTGCTGTGCCTAGTTTAGTTGCTGTTGCGGCATTGCCTGTAATGCTACCTACAATGCTGTTAGTTGCTGTTAGACTTGTGATAGTCACAGCACCGTTCATAGTTGTTGTAGTTGTAGCACTACCTAAGTTAAGTGTAGCAGTACCACTTGTAACACCCGTACCAATGTTAATAGTACTTGTACCGCCTGCTAAGTTTGTGCCAATGTTTAAATTCTTAACATAGGTAGCACCCGTTGCCGCGGTAAGAATGTTTAGTGTGTGATTAAAAACACTACTACTAGGACCCAATGTTAAAGAAGGTGTTGAGGCATAAGCATTGGTACTGGTTGTGCTGTCAAGGTTAGTAATGTAAGCAGTACTAATACTTGGACTTGAGTTAGTAACTAATGATGTACCTGTTCCAACCAATCCACTCACTAACTGTGTATAAGACAAGTTAGCAGTTGCGTTAGATGCTGTGCTGACTACGGTGAATGTAGTTTGTCTTGCTGTCGCTATAGTATTAGAAACTATTTGTGTGCCGGTACTCAACTGATAAGTTATAGTTGCTGCCGAAGTAAAGAATGTAATCTGTTGCCCAGCAGTTAGCGTAGTCAAGTCTGGCAGTTTGAATATGTGTGTACCGCTTATTGATCCTGTAACATTGTAATATCTAGTTATAGTTGCGGCATCTAATGTTGTAGTAGCACCTGCTGTTGCCACAACGGTAGTAGTACTTGTATCCAAACTAACTGTGACTGCGGCACTACCATTGAAGGTGCTGGCTGTGCCTGTTAAGCCTCTACCGATAGTTAGTGCGTTGGCTGTGTTGACTGTGCCACTGCTACCTAAACTTATACTTGTTCCATTAACTGTGATTGTGCTGTTGGCTAACTTGTTATTGGCAATACTGCCGGCCAACATAGTATTAGTAACAGTACCAGTGTCTGTGGTTAGAACAGCATTAGTAACCTTACTACCTGCTAAACTGGTAATCCAACTTGGATTAGCGTAACTTCCTGTAGTGTAAACACCATTAGTCACGGTGGCAGCATTGCCAGCAATACTGTCTGGAACTACGATACTAGATGTTTGTTCAACTGTTAGAATAACTGCCGGGGCTCGTGGCACTGAAGGACTTGTTTGTGCGGCAATGGTCTTAAGGTAAACATCAGTGCTAGGACTCTGCCAATATATCTGTATCTGTTCTCCTGCTTCAACAGTTAGAATGAACGGATTGATAGCAACCAACTTGCCCAATGATCCTGTATCAGCATCGATAGTATAAACCACTGTACTGTCATCTACGTTTGAAGTAACACCATTGACTGTAGTCTTTAACCAAACACTGACATCCTGTTCTGCGGCATTGTCATTGACAAACTGTAAACTGAATACGATAGAATATGTGCCAGCATAACTGAACGTGATCTTAGATCCGTTCTGTATTGTAATACCGTTGGCTTCATAAGTTCCGCCAATTAATACTAGGTTAGCACTGGTAGCACCTGCGTTAGACTGTTGTGCTGTGACATCATAGAAACTACCGTAGTAGCCTAGAGCACCTGTAGCACCTCCACCCGATCCGCCTGGTATCCAACTATGTGTAACAGAGTCATAGGTTAATACTTGTCCTGTGATAGCACCTGTGACGTTAACATCTGTCAGTGCTGACAAGGATGTAGTCAGTGTTGGTTGATTAGTTACGTTGGCCCAATCAACAGAGCCAGTCCAAGCAGTTGTCTGTGTAGTTTCGTCAGCAAAGTTTATGCTTGGAACAGAGATACCAGACTCTACTGACAGTACACCAGTAGCATAGTCTAAGACAAATGCGTTGTCGTGCCAAGCACCATCGTTGCGAGTAATATAGAAACTGTGATCGTTTCTGCGACCCATTGCCAGTTTAGGATCTCCGTTCCATTCAAATGTAAATGTATTAAATCCTGGACTAGCCGAAACTTGATTAAAGTTAATATCTGGTTCGCTACCAATAACACGAAGAATACCAACACCATCCTGTAAGACACTGGCTGTCAATGTCATAGCCGGTTGGTTAGTGTTATTACTTTCAAAAGCAAATGTACCGTTGAAGGTTGGATTGTTAATTGTTGGACTGGTAAATGTTTTATTGGTTAGTGTTTCTTCGCCAGTTAAAGTAGCATAGCCAGATAATGCGGCACTGGTAATAAATCCTGCGTTGTTAGTTAAGTCGCCGGTATCTAATGGAATAGTTGGAGCATCGGTTAAATCATTCCAACTGTATGTTCCTAACCACGCTGTTGTCTGTGTAGTGTTGTCGTTGAATGTTAACTGTTTGCTCAGTTTAACTTCTGTACTACTAAATCGAATGACTTCTCTATCGCCTGTGGCTACATTGCCTGCTACAATCTTTGTGTAGGTATTAGCAATACTTGTACCTAATACTAGATTACCTCCGCCAGCATTGCCACCTTGAACATACAACCAACCATCACGTTGTCCCACGTTGTCATATAGGCTATTCTCTGCTGTACCATCCCAGCTCGCACCGTTGATACCCATGTCAATGTAGTAGTCTGTGTCACTGCCATTAGGACTTGTTGCTACCCATTCTGTACTTGAGTGAGCACCGTCGCTGGTATTTTGGAAGTTATTCTGTGCGTAGTCGTTGACCTGTGCTTGACTTTGGATAACTGTATTTGGTAGTGCTGCCACACCTGCCGCACGTCCTGCGAATACTGCTGTGAATCCATCAGCATCGCCAGGGAGGATACCTGTAGTGTGTAACTTGCCATTAGCATCAAGATTGATAGTGTTTAGATCAAAATTACTTTGAACTAGAAAGTTGCTGTCGTTTGACAGTTGGCTAACTGCTGTAGGTATGCTTGCTGATGTAATATAGCCGCGACTGGTTACATAACTTTGTGTAGCATAACTTGATAATGAACTGGATGTTAGGTATCCGCTGTCGTTAGTAAATGAGCTAACATTTGTAGGCTTGCCAGTTAAGTCGGCGTAAGCACCACTGAATAGTGAAGGCTTGCCTGTGACTGCGTCCCAACTTACACCTGTGATAAATCCTGTGTCGTTTGTAAGTTGGCTAACATTTGTTGGAACTGTAGGGGCACCTGATATACTAGAGTAGGGAACTGTGCCTACACTGATAACGCTGTTATCGATAGCAATAGTTGTGCCATCAATCTTAATACCACCTTTAACTGTGGTAGTTGCTGTAGGTAGCACATAACTACTGCCGCCCGCTCCGCCTACGGCTAAACCGCCCGGAGTTTCACCGTCAGAGATGCGTATTGTATTGGTTATTCCATCGTACCAAAGACGGTCTTTTTCACCTATACGGGTGTCGCCGTCTTCGTAGTTTCTTCGTTGGGTTCGGAAATCTTGTGTAAATGACATTAAACTATCTCACGTTTAATGTATTTACCGTAAAACGTATCAGTGTTCGCTACGTGTAAGTTTTTGAATAACAGGACTGTCTTTGCCCTGTTCTGCTTTGTCCAGCTCTAAATGCTGTTGTAATGGCGGAACCATTACAGGATCTGGGTCTTTTTCTTCGGCATCGTGGCTTTGTTTATCACTAGAGTTATCGTCTAGTGCATCAATTATATCTGCTAGTGATCTTAGGAATTCTGCGGCTCTCATACAATTATTTAGTTCCACGCAACCATTTTAAATCTTTCTTCAGGAATGCCGAAATATTCGCATTTCCAGCGACTCTGTGCAAAGAAATCCAAGTGATGCCAAGAATTTTTATGTGCTAGTATCTGCTTACCAGCATCTTCCCAATCTATAGCCAACAACACAGGTTCTATAGTTTCACGTACAGATTCAATTTCCGCATAGTCAAAACTATCCCATTCCCAGTGTAGGACTTCAAGTGCGTTGCCCTGTTGATCTACATAGTCCATGCTAAAATCTAATCCCCATTTGGGTCTTAGAGCTATAACTTTATGTATTAAGGGTAAACTTTTTGCCCAGTACTGTAGTTCTTCTAAGGCGGCTCCTGCGTAACCTTTACGTTCGAATAATAGACTGTGATTTAATACACTGCCTTCTATTGTATGTTCCTGAGTAAACCACGGCTGTTTAAGTGCTGTGCGATGTTCCCTATGCTTCTTTGGTTTGGTCCAATTACTGTAGGCATAGTGCTTTTCGAGATCAGTTAGGTCATAACCGTTCTGATCAAATAATGCAACATCCTCTACTGTTGGGATATAAACTATCTTTTCTACAGGTTTATCCCAATAACCGTTGGCGTCAAATTTGTTATCAGTTAGAGCTACGTTGGACATTTTTATCTAAACAATCCGAACAACCACATTCGTTGCAATCGCAGCCGTCAGTCATACAACTGAATCCGCAATGTGCGGTGCACCAGCACTGACATTTAGGTTTTAATCTTTGATAAGTCGTGTCGTTGTTTTCGCTCATAATTAATCCTCGCTCCATACTAATCCTGCAATACAAGGACTAATACTGTTTGTGCTTTTAACAGCAATACTTAACCAACTACCTGGCGGAACTGTGATACGATAAGCACTTAGGTCAATGTTAATAGTTCCGTTAATACCACAAAAGCCTGTATATATAGGAGTATCTATAGTGTTATCAAATGTTCCTGTGACTGTACTACGAACTTCGTTGCAACGAGTAATAGCATAGTATTCGTGTGTTCCTGAAAAACTACTTGGTTCAAAGTATAAGTAAACTTCCACAGGGTCTGTGCTCTGTACTGACAGGCTCATGCTTTTGACAATGGCTTCTTTGGCATTGATGATATAGTTGCCGTTGTTAGCACCTGCTAATCCGTTAGTGACTACAGCATTTTTAATAGTCATTATATGATGTATGATATCTTTTGCTAGGCCTGTTTTGCTTGTTGAATAAGAGCGTGTGAGTTCGTTTAGGTGAATTGTACCTTCGACAGCGGCATAGATACTAGCACCATATACACTTATGTCTGTGGTATTAGTTGTGTTAACAGCGTTGTAGGTAATCTTAAAACTTGGATTAGCAGTATGAGGAGTAGTATGTTGATTAACATAGTGTTCGCGATGTACATAGATCATTGTTCCCGAATCTTGATCTTCTATAGCATAACTGATTACACCTGCGCCTAACCAGCGCATAGCAATTTGGTAGACATTAAGTTTAGTATGATCTAAAGTCATACCACTAGGATTAGAGTCAATGGAATTGCTGCCATCTAGTTTGTCAATGTTCCAATCTTCTTGATAGGTCCAGTTATCTGTTTGTGCCAACCCTGCTTGTCTTACAGTAAATGTAGCAGTAGCATTGCCTGTACTGCTAAAACTAAATGTGCCATTCATCGGGCCTAGACTAGGTGCCAACCACATCATAGCGCCATCTGTTTGTTGCATCAACCAACCACCATATCCACCTACACGGTTAACAATTTCTGTAATTGCATGTGCGGCTGTGCCCGATGTCAGTGCTACAGTATAGGCCGTTCCGTTAAGAGTGATAGTAGCAGTCTGCCCAGCGTTGGGTGCCGTGTTTATAATTAATGTTAAGATTGTGGCCTTACCGCCTGTGCTTCGAACAACTCCAAAACGATTGCCATTCCAGCCAAAGCCCACACGATTTTCTTGATTGGCTAAACCAGCAAACTGACTACTGCCTGCAACGCCCGTAGTAAAACCTGCGGTCATACGACTTATAATGCCCTGTCCTGGACGATAGCGAACAAAACGTTTGCTACGCAATACACCATAACCACCTGCTGTGGTTCCTGAGTGTACTCTAAACATCTGATCTACTGAACCGGCACTAGATCCTGTACCGTTTGTGTATGTTTGTATAACATCTGCTGTGGCGCCATATATACCATCTAATTGTATAACAGCAGTAGGAGTGATTGCTAATGGTTCGCCAAAAGCAGATACCTGACCGGCAACACTAGGCCCTGACAATTTAGCCGCTACACGAATCATTGGCTTACCAGCCAAGTCGTACTCCATGGCCTTGTGTAGGTTTAGAAGGTTTGGTTCGTCCGAGTGGACGTAGTCTGTCGAGTTAGGATTTCTTACACCCATAGAATAACTCCGTTATTTAGAAATTAATCTAGGTCTAAAATACTTGTATAACTTTGTGTTGCTGTGTAAATTGCAACCTTATTTCCAGATTTGAAGTTAAAAATCATTTGTGCATTTGCAGGGATTACAAATTTTGTAACGCTTGCGGTTGGATTAGTCCCAAATTCAATATAAGTCGGTTGGGCTCCTGTTGTGATTAAAATTCTTCTTGCTGTAATTGCTGTGCTTTGTACACTGGCATTATTAGTGCTCACAGTTTGATATCGATTAGTATCAACACCGTCCAGCGTTTGTATTGTATAATATTGACTCATTTGTATTTCCTTTGATATTTAAAATCTGTTTGATTAGAATACTGATTTCTAATCAGGATTCCATAATATTTGTAACTGTAATATATTTATCGTTAAATATTGCTTATGAAACCTTTGTTGATGATACACGAAGTCCGTGAATGGATGTTTGATTTACCCTTAAATGATTACATCTTGACCTTTGATGACGGATTGTACAGCCAGTATTACTACAACGATTGTTTCAAACAATTAACTACGCAGAGAATATACTACATCAGTTCAGGCATTGTTAGCAGTGGTTGTCAAAGCCTAGATTTTCCAAACTGTGTTCAAGCACATAAAAAAGCAAGATTGGGCGACTTTGAAGATTATATGACTGTGGAACAGATCAAAGAGCTCATGCAAGACCCTAATGTTATCATTGGCGCACACAGCCACAGTCACACTAGGTTAGATAACTTTACTAGTCTAGCAGAAAAAGTTGCTTATATTAATCAAGACACTGAACAGATGATACAATGGTTTGAAACAAATCTAGGATTTAAACCAACGCACTTCTGTTTCCCTTACAACGAAGATCCACACGGACTGTACAAAGGACTAGTTAAAAAGTTTGGGATTACTGACTGCGCTGGATCCGGTCGAATACCAATCGAAATGCTTCGGCATAAGGAAGGCCAACCTGATAGCCTCGATACTTTGCCAGCGTGGTCATTGCCTCGATACTCCTAGCATCTGGAAACTCGTAAGTTTCTGTTGAGTATCTACTTAGGGCCTCTTTCTTAGAGTCAATATAATCACTGATGTCTACATAGGTTGTAGGTTGAAACGCAGGTGTTAGTTGATTAAATGTCCAATCTGTGCTAGACGGCACTTCAAAGAAATAAAGTTGATTAACAGTACTATCTGGTTTGGGACGACTGGCTATCATAACTGCATCTGCCAATACTCTGTGGTCGTGATTTATATCTGATATGTTATGTGTGTAAACTACTTCAGGTTTATGTTGAATAAACAACTGTGTCAATAGATGTGCAGTATCATTAAGTTCTAAACTAAGATCTTTATTATTCCAAATCTTCCATTCTATTCCTAGTTGTTCGCAGTTGGCTTTGAGTGCAAACACTCTGTCAGCGGCAACTTGTTCAAAGTTCGGACGCTCTCCGTTACACAAGCAGAATAGTGTAACCTTATGTCCTTCAGCCACCATCCGAGCCATAGTACCGTATGGACCATATGCTTCATCGTCTGGGTGTGCTAGGACAAACAGTATGTTCACAGCATGTCCTTGATAATATCATCTAAGTCATACTGTGCTACAAAACCTGTAAGATATTTTACTTTAGTTAGATCTGGGATTCTACTGACAATGTCACTGTGCGGTGTTGGCACATAGTTTATCTTAGATGTAGAGTTCGATAGTTTAATCACTCGCTCTGCTAATTCTTTGATAGTCACTACGCTGTCACTGCCTACATTAAAGATTTCTCCGTTGATGTTTTCGATCTTTAACAACAACTCAACAGCATCATTGATGTGACAGAAACTACGTACCTGCCCGCCATCGCTATAGACTGTAAGATCCCTACCAACCTTGGCCGCATCAACAAACCTTGGCAGCACCATGCCATGCTCGCCTAACTGCCCAGGGCCTGTTACATTAAAGAATCTAACTATAGTGTAAGGGAATGTACTGGCAGATATCATAAACTCTGTCATTAACTTTGCCGCGGCATATCCCCAACGCAAATCTGTAGGAGGACCAATGTGTAGAGTGTTATCTTCGCTGAATGGTCCGTCGCCGTAGACTTCTGATGTAGAACTAAAGATTACTTTGTTTTGATATCTTTCAAACAAAGGAATCAAACGACTCATTAGTTCAATATTGTTTCTTAATGTAGTTGTTGGATTGTTGACTATGTTAGCAACACCTACAGATCCTGCTAGAAAATATACAACATCTGTTTCTAACAGCAATTCATCAAGTACAGCGTTGCGTATGTCTGCATGAATGAACTTAACTGGAAAGTTTGGAGCACTGGATGTTATTAAGGAATCAACAATAGTAACATCGTGTCCGTCTTTGATAAGACGCTTTGCTAAGTGGGCGCCAATAAAACCAGCGCCACCTAATAATAGATACTTCATAGATTAATTATAATCACTTCCCCTGCAAAATCGTCAAAATAAACATGAGGAATAGTTTTAACGAAATCAGTTTGTTCTGCTGTTAATGTTGAAAACGGAAAGAAGTATCCATTTCCATTTATATACTTTTCAGAATTCTTTGCAATCATTAATACCCCTAATTTAACATTTGGGTTTTGTAAAAATGACAGACAATCGACACAGTAAACTTTACCGTCAACTAAATGTAATTTATCTGTAAGATCTGTTAAAAGTGGATTAATGTTATCTGTGAATGTGTTTTGTATTTTTGTCAGTAAAGTTTTATCGAGCTCGTCTATAGTGATAACATCTGTACCTACGTCCATACATTTAAAGAACTGAGGAGTTTCTAAAGTAAGCTCTGGAAAACCTGCTGGTCTATTTTTAAACAAATTAGAAAGTTGCTCAAAGTCAAATGCGTCTAAAATTTGAGAACCTACAACAGAAATATATTTTTTCTTATCATCTACACGACTATTTGGATTATCTTTTAAGAAATCTAATTCGGTAATGTCTTCGTTTAAATTAGTTTCTAACCAACCTTTGTAGTAGTATGCGGCGCCTTCGTGTAGACAGTATTGATCCCAATAACCCCATTGCATTTCTGGATCGACAAACGTGTCGTATTCTGCTTCTAAAGCAAGTATTGTACTAGTTCTGCGGCAACCAGACTGTCCGTCTGGATTATACTCACAAAGTCTAAAAAGGTTTTCTTTGGAATTTTCCACAGAAGACGCAGGGATAGAGACTTGTTCGTTAGTAGGTTCTGTCATTTTTATTCCTCAATATTCTATAATATTAGCATCTAATACAGGATAGTCAATACCCAAATGATTGACTATAGTATCAATATCTGTTCCTTGTTCGATGTATAGTGTATTTACCCTATTATCTTCATTGTAAAGATAGAGAAAGAACGGCTTGTTATCCTTGAGTTCAAAGTGCTTAAAATCTATTAATTTAATTTGATTGCCGTTTCTAGCCAAATTATAAGTCATGCTGTTGTAGAATGGAGTGAGTTCTAACTGTTTGTGTTGAAGTTTCAAATAATGAAATTCCTGCTCTGTAACTGATTCTACAGGATCTCCTTCCCAGTATTCATAGACCAAAAAACTATCATTGCTTTCTAGTAATTTGGGTAATAGATTTCCCTGATAAGATTCTAAAAATGCAAATATGTCTACGGGCTGTTTTTGTTTTGTCAAATAGCAGTAGTAAGGATCTACTTCAGTAGTGTAAGTATCTGCATTAGAGTAAATGAATTGTAACGCTCGCCTGTGAACGTACTTTTTGTTATTGTGTTCAAAGAAGTAAAAATATATCTTACGAGTAAAAGGCGTGTGGTCTAGTCCGTAAATGCGTTTAAAGTCATCACGGGCTTCCTTTATAAATTGCACCTTACTGTTAATAAGATATGTATTCATCCTCACGCACCAAGTCTAATGTTGAGCAATGAATGCCGCCTGCAAAGATTTCACCGTGCTCTAGTTTAATAGGAATGACTGTAAAACCATTCTTATCTAATATGTCTGCAACACCAACAGCACGATCGGTAACCAACACAGTATTTTCGTCAACACTTAATACATTAACGTCCATACCACGACTGCTGGCTAGTCTAATATCAATATCTGTCATACCTCGTACATCAATGTTTGCTGTTAGGTCTTTAGGATACAAGTAAGTCCAGTTGCGGAACTTAGCAGGCAACAGATCTTTAATGTTTGGGTACAAGGGATTAACTAGGAACACTCCTGGCCGTAGACAGATTAGGCAACCATCGATATGATTATCTGCTACATGTAAGACATGGAAGTCTGTGTCTGGATAAAAGCTCTTGATCCACTCGTAGCCCAAGTATTGATTATAACTGTTGATGTTAACAACACAGTCTTTGCCTATGCGTAGGAACTGTGCGCCATCTACTGCCATTACATAGTTACTGGGAATGTTTGCATAGTCACGACTATCTCCCCAATGCCCTAGGTCAATAGTGTCTTCTGTTAACTCAGTGTGCGGAGCCTTAATCCATTGCCCGCCACGTCCTCTATCCCATGCACGACTATACACATCATGTAACAGAGTATTTTCATAATAACGATTGCGTACAAAAGTAGGAGTTTCAATTAACTTGTTGCCATACACTAATGTTAGATCACGTACATTACTTGCCGAACTTAGTTCACTACGAAAACTAGGGGTAGTAAACGGAACAATCTTATCTAGCACATCGGGTCTGTGTACTGTTACTCCTAGGCTTTCTAATGTCTTTGCCAACCCATCTAACTGTTCATTGCGTTGATCAATCAATTCCATGCTGACTGTATAGTTTTCAAACGGTGCTTCGTAGATGCGTTCGTCTAAGGCTTCTCTATAAAACTGTTTGAATGTAATGTCGCTGATACGCTTGGCTAGTTTTAATTCTCTGCCAACTACTACTTCTTTTAAACGGCCAAAACTTGTGTGTGAGTTAATCACGTAACTTCCTCATTCTATTAAAATATTCTACTTTCTCTCTAACTTTGTCATACACAGGATCATGTATAAGGTGTTCGTGCCAGAAGTATACTGTTCTAAGTTCATCGTCTGTAAACTCCTTTACTGGTGTATACCACTCGCCTATCTGATACTTTTGTATTGGCTGTACTGGCCACAGTTTGTTGTTATAGATCTTGTCCATAACGTATTCTTCTAAGTAGTAGTCTCCGCTGACTGCACGAACTTTCTCCCATTCAGGATCATGATTAGTCATTGTGTCAGTTAGGACATCAAAG